CGTATCTAAGCTCGATCCATAGGTATTCCCGGCGTGCGCTGAGTGCGTGCTCGATCACGCGCAGGCAGCGGTAGAACATCGCGCACGCATCTCGTCGCGTTCGGCATTCACGAACTCGGCAACAAGCTGCCGGTCTGGCTGAAAGCCGTCACGGCCTGACGCGCCATGCCCCGCGCGTTCCACAAGGTCCCCCACCGCGAAGGCGGGGGACATCCGACCATGCGCTACCGGCTGCAGTGCAGCGCATGCCCGGAGGCCGCTACCCTCGGAAACACTGACATCGGCGCCGACAAGGCATCACACATCGTCCCCCAGACCTTCGCCCGCCGCGGCTGGACCGTCGGCAAGTCCCCCGAGCGCGACCTGTGTCCGGCCTGCACCCGCGGCCGGCGCTCTCATCCCGTTTCAACAGGAGCCGTCCCCATGGCAAATCCGACTCTCACCACCCCCTCGCTGCGCGCCGTCCCGTCGGGGACTGTTCCGGTTCAGGTTCAGGACAAAGCCAAAGCCGAGCCGCCCCGCGTGATGTCTCGCGATGAACGCCGGATCATCAACGCCAAAATTGATGAGGTCTACATCGACGAGGCGCACGGCTACTCGATCGGCTGGAATGACGACCGGGTGGCGACGGACCTCGGCGTTCCCCGGGCCTGGGTCTCGCAGATGCGGGATGAGAACTTCGGGCCCGAGCTGAACGCCGAGGTCGTAAAAGCACGCACCGAGACGGATGCCCTTGTGGCTGAAATGGCCAAGTTGCGCGAGGACATGAAGGCATCTGCGGCGCAGGCAAGCACGCTGATGATGATGGCCGACAAGTGCCAAGCCAACCTGGCGCGCCTCATCGCGGCGGCGGGACGGAAATGAGCCGTCGGGCCCGAACCCTGCGCTCCGCGATCAACCATTTCCAGGCCTTCGCGAACGTCGAATTCGGGCCCGGCGAGGTGCAATTCACAACCGCCGAAGGGGTCGAGGAAACCGGAAATTTGTCTGCCGAAAGCATGCGAAATCTCTGGGTCTCGATGACAAACGCCGTGATTGCGTCTTTGGAACGCGACCTTGCCGAAGATGAGGCAGCATCAGCAACAATAAACTGATGTCATATCAAGACAAAACCGGCATCGCAGAATAAGGTAATGTCGGTTTTGTGAGCGTAAAAGACGCCGAAATCGGCCTTGACTACAGATTAAGGCTGTATAACCTCAATCCGTCCCACGCCGTCCCCGCTCCGATACCGGCCTTTGATATTTTGGCCTCCGACATCATCTCGGATGTCCGCCGCGGAAGATTGGCGCAACTCCGGAGAAATCCATCATGACCGCTTTGAACGACCTCAAGCAGGCCTTGCACGACCTGCAGGACCAAGCGACCCGCAATCAGCAGTCGATCGAAGACCGCATCAACGCGGCCGTCGCCGCGAAGGAAGCCGAGGACGATCAGGCCTTCAACGAGGCGATCGGCGACGTTCGCGCCCTGACGCAGCAGCTCGCCGCGCAGACGACCGTCGTGCATCAGACCGCCGCGGCCATCGCCCCGAGCGACCTGCCGGCCGCTCCGGTCGCCGATGCCGCCCCGGCCGCCACCGACGCGCAGACCGCCCCGCCGGTGCAGACCACGCAGACGGCGACCACCGATCCGACCGGCACCACCGCCGAGCTATCGACCGTCAGTAACGTGCCCGACGGCGCGATGTCCACGGCGGCCCCGGGCGCCTCGGTCGATCCCCTGACGCAGGCCCCGGTCGCGCAGGTTCCGGGCGACGTGGTCTCGTCGAACGCCACCACGGCCGACACCGCGACCCCGGCTCCTGTGCCGGCCGACGCCGACGAGGTGCCCCCGGCCGCCGACACCACCGTTCCGACCGGTCGCGCCTGATCCCGCAGGCCTGACACACCGCCCGCGGCGCAGTCCCAACGCCGCGGGCGTCTCGACCTCAACCCGTCCCGTCCCCTCGCCGTGAGCTTCGTCCCATGAAGGGACTCGCGTTTGCCGTTTCCCTGTTCCACCGCCTGACCGCCGAGGACCCGTCCAAGTCCGTCGAGGCCGTCGTGTCGGATGTCGAGAGCTTCGCCGCCCGCCTGGTTGTGGCCGGCAAGGTCGTCGAGGCCGCGTTCGCGGATGCCGAACTGGCGCCTGCCGCCGTCGATGTGTTCAAGGGCGCGCCCCCGCTCATCGAGTCGGTCCGCGCCATCGTCGGCGGCGCATCCACGCCGACCGGCGCCGAGTCGGTCAGCGTCAGCGGCGCCACCGTCGCCAGTACGCCGCCCGCGCCGACCCCGCCCGCTCCCGGGATTGGCGGCCTCCCCCCGGGAAAGTGACCCGGCGCGCTTCCCGGCGCGCCCTCACCCTCGCGGCGCCTCTGGTCGGCGCCGCTCTGATCCTCGCGGCGATCGTTCGACCGCTCTCCTGAAGGCAGCCGTCCCATGTCCCACGTCCACCGTCTGTCCCCGTTCCTGGCCGCCGCGTTGCTCGGCACCACCGCAGCCGTCCCGCTGCCGCAGCCCGAGCGCCCCGCGCAGACCACCGCGAACCTGGCGGCCAACCCGACCGAGCCCGGCCACGTCCCCGAGCGCGCCGACGTGCCGGTGCAGACCTTCGCCGCCAACCTCGATGACCTGAACGCGAGCATCGAGCGCGGCCTGACCGCGGCCCGAGCCCTCATCGCCGACCCGCGCCCGTACAAGATCGACGCCGACGAGCTGTCGCGCATGGTCTCGGCCGTCGAGGCCATCGCGAGCGCGCCTGACGCGATGAACATCGCCATCCCGGCCGATGCCTTCGCCTTGCTGGCCGAGTGCGTTCGGGCCGACCGCTCCCGCGCCTTCCGGAAGGGTGCCGCCTGGGCTGTGGCCGAGGTGGTCTCGGACCGCGCCGCCAAGGTGATGTTCGCGTTCTCGGAAGCCCGCCGCCAGGGCGGCGCCGTGGATGGGGAGGCTTGACCGATGAGAGAGCGGTTGCGCGCCCCCTTCAACGCCGCGGCCTGCGCCTTTGCCGGCGCGTTCGTCGCCCCACACCTCGCCGCACGTCTGGCGGAGGACGGATTCGCCCAACCGGCCGTTGCCGTCGCCGGGCTCATCGCCGTCTCGGTCATCCCGGTCGCGGCCGTCATCGACCATTTCCACGACAGTCGGCGGCGCCGCTTCTACACCGATTGGGCCGCCTCGCTCGCCGGTGAGGCCCGCAAGATCGCCGACCGCGAAGAATGGACGGAGCGGCGCAACAAGCGGCTCGATGAACTGGTCGCCAACCTGTCCGACAAAGCCGCGGACCTGAGCAAGCGCGAGGGCGCCATCGAGGAACACGCCCGCGCCGTGGCCGCCGCAGACCTGGCGCACCACGACGCCGCCGCCGAGCTCGATCGCCGCCGCCGCGAGTTCGACCTGATCGAGGCCCTGACCGACGCCGTCCAGGCGCAAGCCGACATCGAGCGCCAGCGCATCGAGCTCCGGGACGAGCGCGCCGCCCTCACCGGTGAGCGCATCGCCCTCGACACCGCCCGCACCATCCACGCGACGCAGGTCCGCGAGGCCTCGGCCAGAAACCACAAGGCCGTAATCGCCCCGCGGTCTCGCAAGGCCAAGGCCGCGTCATGACGGACGCCTTCGACACCGCCCCACTCGACCCGCCCGCGAAAGCCGTTCCCCAACGCTTCATGATCGCGGTCGACTCGCCCGATGGCATCATCGCGCGCCCCGGCGACCTGATGACTTGCCCAGACGGCCACCCCGTCCTGCGCGTCGTCGCCGATGTGCCAGCCGCCGATTTCACCTTGCCCGGGTGGTTCGCGCGTCTCGACAGCGATGATCCGTCCCCGTCCGGCCGCTTCGCGCCCTGCCCGACCTGCGGCTGCGAGGTCTGTCCGCCGATCCTCGAGCCAGGGACGCTGCGCCACACCGGCCGTTACGCCCTGTTCATCAACGGCCGGCCGGCCCGCGAGGCCGCGCGATGACCGATCGCACACAACCCGGGAGTGCCCGCGCCATGAACGCCGTCCACATCACTATCGCCGACTCCGAGACCATCGCCCGCCGCGCCATGGTGCATGATGCCGGAGACCTGCCGCCGCTCGAGGGCGCCAGCTTCGGGCGCGGTCTCGCCGTCGCGATCGTCGTCTATGCCGCGGCCATGGTCGTGTTCGGCCTGTTCCGCGTCGTGACCACCGGCGAGCCGGCGTCGATCGGCGCCACCCTCATCATCGCCATCGGTATGGTCGCGCTCTCCCGGCGCCTTGGCCCGGCCCACGACGGCGGGGAGGCCTAACCGATGAACCGGGGAATAGGCGGACGTCGTCTCGGCTGGCTCGGCGCCATGATGGCGGTCGGCGCCATGGAAAGCCTCACCGTCATCGTGGGCGAGCCGCACGGCTACGGCTCACGGCTTCGGCGCATCAAACCGGCCCATCGCCCGCCCGAGGGGCCGTGCAGCTTCCGCCCGACAGGGTCGAAGCGTTCGCGGCGCCGCCGGGCTGCGAAGTCTCGCGCGGAGTCCTGATCGATGGCCAGCATAGGCGTTCTGTGCACACTTGAGGGCGGCAACGTCGGGTTCCATTGTCCCGGCTGCAACAGCACGCACGTCGTGCGCATACAGGGTCCCGGCGCTTGGTATTGGAACGGCAGCCATGATCGGCCGACGTTCGCCCCGTCGGTGCTTATCCGGTCCGGTCACTACCTGCCGGAGCATAAGCCCGGCGATCGGTGCTGGTGCACGTACCGGGCCGAACATCCCGACAAGCCGGGCCCGTTCGTCTGCGAGGTATGCCATTCGTTCGTGAAGGATGGCGAAATTCAGTTCCTCGACGACTGCACCCACGCCCTCGCCGGGCAGACGGTGCCGCTCAAGCCGTTCGGGGAGGCCTGACGCCATGCCGATCAGCCCCGACCGCATGAAGCTCTACCCGGGCGGCTCGACCCGATCGCCGGAATGGCTCGCCCTGCGAGCCTCAATCCTCGACCGCGCCGGCAACCGCTGCGAGGGCACCCCGCAGTTCCCGACCTGCCAGGCCGTAAACGCCGAGCCGCACCCCGAGACCCGGTCCCGCGTGGTCCTGACGATCGCTCACATGGATCAGGACCCGGGCCACAACGATCCCGGCAACCTGCGCGCCCTGTGCCAGCGGTGTCACAACGCATGGGACCGGCCGCACCGCTCAGCCAACGCCGCCGTCACCCGGCACCTGCGCGCCGGTCAGCCCGACATCTTCGCGGCGGCGCGGCCATGATGTCGTGGCTCGTCAGCATGGCGCAGGGCGCCGCGTGGACCCTCATCTGCGCCTACGCCGCCCGCGGCTTCGTCAATCGCCGCTTCTGGATTGTCCTCATCGCCGGCTACGCCTTCAACCTGATGGGCGTCGCCGAGGGCATGGTGCGGCAGCGGGATCAGCATCGCGCCCGCACATCGATCGAGGCCCGGCCATGACGAAGGATTGGCGCGAAATCCCCGGCGTCCCGGGCGGCGTGCGCATCGATTGCCAGACCGACGGATCAGGCATCAAAGCCGACGCCGGCAAGGATCCATGGGAGCTCGCCCCGTGGGACGCCCTGCGGTCCGTCGTGGCCGTCCTGGCCTTCGGTGCCCGCAAGTATGGCGATCGGAATTGGGAACGCGGTATGGCGTGGTCTCGCCTGTACGGCGCCACCCTGCGGCACCTCACGGCCTGGTGGCAGGGCGAGGCCCGCGACCCCGAGACCGGCCTGCCGCACCTCGCGCACGTCGCCTGCTGCGTCCTGTTCCTGTTGGCGTTCGAGCTGCGCGGCATGGGTGGCGATGACCGGCCGCAACAAGGGGGTGTCTCGTGACCGTGATCCACGACCTCAAGACGGCGCCGGTATATTTCGACGCTGTCGAGCGCGGCGAGAAGACGTTCGAGATCCGGCGCGATGATCGCGGGTTTCAGAAGGGCGACACGGTTCGCCTGTTCTGTTTCGATCCGGTGCTCGGCTATCGCATGCATTCGACCGGCTGGCACATGCCGGCCAAGCCGATCAAAACAGCGGGTGAGCCTTGCGGGGGGTATGCGCAGATCATCCGTCGCATCGCTTGGATCCTGACCGGCGGCCAACTCGGACTTGAGCCGGGGTTCGTGATCCTGGCGCTTGCACCCGTAGAGGGCGACCCCGTCATCAAAGGCACCACCTTGCCAGAGTGGTGGGTCACGCCGTGGGATGAGCTGAATTCCTACGGCAAAAGCCTCGTCCGGGATTGGTATCGGCGACACACCCCGGGTCTAATCGACGATTATGGAGACCCCCGGCAGCATATGCCGGTGACGCCCCGTCATGAACGCGCGCCAGGACGGCCCGGCGCCCATAACGATCAGTCAGAGGCATAGGCCTCGACACGCCTGAAACCCAAGTCGTTTCAGAGCTGAACCCGTAGAAGTTCAATGCAAGGTCTGTCCCCCAAACATCACGCCTTCGTTCTGGCCTATATCGAGGGCCCGACGATGGGTCATGCCGGGAAGTCCGCAGTCAAAGCGGGCTATTCCGCCAAGAGCGCGCAGCAGCAGGGCACATTGCTGTTGGACCGTCCGGACATCCGCGAGGCCATCGCCGACATCCATGCGGAAGCGACGGCCATGACGACGATCACGAAGGCCCGCGTCATGGCGGAACTCGGCCGGGTCGCGTTCACGAAGATGAACCGCATCGTCGAGTGGAAGCCGACCCTGCGCGAGGTGAAGGCCGCCGATCCCGAGTTCGATCAGCCCGAGGTCGTCGAGATCGGCAACACGGTGCGCCTGCTGCCGTCGGACCAGATCGACCCCGACGCCATGGCCGCGGTCGCCGAAATCTCGGAAGGCCAGCACGGCGTCAAGGTGAAGATGCACCCGAAGGTCGCCGCCCTGACCGAGCTCGGCCGACACCTCGGGATCGCACAGAAGATCGCGCACACCGGCCCCGATGGGACAGGCCCCGTCGAGACCATCACCCGCGAGATGACGGCCGAACAAGCCGCCGACTTTTACCGTCAAACCCTAGACGAAGGATGACAATCGGATGGCCGGGATCGCGATGAATGCCGTCATACGCGTTCGAGATGTCGGAAGGGATGCGGAAGGCAATGTGATCGCACGCCTTTCGTTTGAGGATATGTCGTCGCTGACTGGTCGTGTTACGACGTGGATCACCCATGTCGTCGCGGCGATCGAGGCCGCAGGCTTGCACGTCGAGGTCGGCCCGGATGAGGCCTTGGCGCTGTTCGTCGCCGGGGTCTCGGCCGAGGATGCCGCCGCGCAGATGATCGCCGCCGCGCGCCCGGCCCCGGACGCCAATCCGCTCGAGGAATGGGAGGGCGCGAGCCTGACCTCTCACCTGCGGTCGTGGCCCGCCGCCCCGCCGGACACGGACGCGTTCTCGGCCGCCTATGCGGGCGGGCTGATGGAGAAGGCCGCGGACGAGATCGATCGCCTGACGGCCGATGTGGCACGCCTGCAAAATCAGCTCGACGAAATCGCTCACGACGACGTGTCGAACTGATGCGCTGCTGTCTCGCCGCCGCGCTGTTCTTCAACCTCGATCATCCGGGACTCGGCCTGCTGTTCCTGGCCCTGGCCGCGCCCGGCCTGTACGGTGACGCGCGGGGCACGTTGCGCATCTTCCGCGAGACGCGCGCGGCGCGCCGCGGATCTTCCGCTAAGGGCCGTCGGACATGACCATGACGCCCGACATGCAGCGGATGGTCGCCGCGGCCCGCAACCCTTTCGGTACCGAGTCCGGGCTATCTGAGCATGATGCCCGGATCGCCGTCCTGGCCGTGTTGTGGGAGCTCTCGCAGCTCTCGGATGAAGCTGCGGCGACGTGTGGTCGGTGGACCATGACGGACGCGCCGAACGTGCAGCGCGTCGTCGCTGCCGTGGTCTCGCAGGTCCAGGCCGGCGCATGGCCGAAGCCGTGACCCCCGCCCCCGAGACGGCTGCCGTCCTGCCGAAGCCCCGCCGGCCGCAGGTGGCCGCCCGCACAGCCTGGCCGCCCGATTACGTCGAGGCGTTCCGGTGGCGGCAGCATCAGGTCCGCTTGCACCGCGAGACCCCGGCCCTCGTGCCGCTCGCCCGGGAGTTCTACCGGACCCACCCCGTCGAGTTCATCACCGATTGGTGCATCACCTATGACCCGCGCAACGCGGGCTCGGGCACCCCGACGACCATGCCGTTCATCCCGTTCGAGCGGCAGGCCGAGTTCGTGATGTTCCTCTATGGCCTCGTCCAGGCGCAGCAGAACGGACTCGTCGAGAAGGCCCGCGACATGGGCGCAACGTGGCTGTGCAGCGCGTTCTCGGTGTGGCTGTGGCTGTTCTGGCCGGGGGCGTCCGTCGGATGGGGATCCCGCAAACAGGAACTCGTCGATCGCCTCGGTGATGCCGACAGCATCTTCGAGAAAATCCGCCAGATCATCCGCCTGCTGCCGTCGTTCTTTCAGCCCGAAGGTCTGAGCCCGAAAGATCACCTCACCTTCATGCGCTGCGTCAACCCGGAGAATGGCTCGACCATCACCGGCGAGAGCGGCGACAACATCGGCCGCGGCGGCCGTAAGCTGATCTATTTCAAGGATGAGAGCGCGCACTATCCGCGGCCCGAGCTGATCGAGGCGGCGCTTGGCGACACGACGCGGGTCCAGGTGGATATCTCGTCGGTCAACGGTCTCGGCAACGTGTTTCACCGGAAGCGGGAGGCCGGAGTCGAGTGGCCCGGCGCGCGGCGGGAAGGCCGCGAGTGGGTCGCCTCGCCCATCGTCAAGGGCAAGACGAACGTTTTCATTATGGACTGGCGAGACCACCCCGCCAAGACAATCGAATGGTATGAAGAGAGAAAGCGGGACTACATCGACAAAGGACTATCGCACATCTTCAATCAGGAAGTCGATCGGGATTATGCGTCATCCGTTGAAGGCGTCATCATCCCGGCGGCATGGGTCACGGCCGCGATCGACGTGCACCTTCGCCTCGGTCTGACCGATGACGGCCGGTGGTATGGCGGCCTCGACGTGGCCGACGACGGCGGTGACACGAACGCCCTCGCCCTGCGGAAGGGCATCTTCCTGCGCGACCTCGACGAGTGGGGCGACTCGGACATCGGCGAGACCGCCCGCCGCGCCATCGCCCGGGCGGGATCCATCGGCCAGCCGATCGAGCTCGAATATGACTCGATCGGCATCGGCGCGGGCGTGAAGGCCGAGGGCAACCGCCTGGCCACGGCCCGCGAACTGCCGAAGGGGGTCACCCTCGTCCCGTGGTCGGCCGCCGCGGCCGTCATCAAACCCGACGAGCATGTGATCCCCCGGGACAAGCAAAGCCCGCTGAACAAGGATTTTTACGCGAACCTCAAGGCGCAAGCCTGGTGGCAACTGCGCCTGCGGTTCGAGCGCACCTATCGCGCCATTACCGAGCCCGGGTTCACCTATCGGGCCGATGAGCTGATCGTGCTGCCCTCGAACCTGCCGAAGCTGCAGCAGCTCCGGAAGGAACTGAGCCAAGCCACGCGAGACAGCGACGGCAAGGGACGACTCCTCGTGAACAAGTCGCCCCCGGGCACAAAGTCGCCAAACCTCGCCGACTCGGTGGTAGAAGCATTTTGGCCTGTCCCCTATAAGAACAACGTTGCATTGTTCGCGGCGATGGCCGGATGAGACCTCATGACCGACAGCGCCGCACCTGCTGAGACCGCTCCGAGCCGCCGCGTTTACCGCATCCCGGCCGGTCGCCGACCGCACGTCAGCCAAAACGTCTTTGTTGAACAGCAGGGAACGCGGGCGTTCACCGGCGATACATATCAGAATGTCGAGGCTCGACTTGGTATCGGGACCGACAATCTCCAGTCAGCCGGGACTTATGGGTTCAATCCCATAACACGCAACCGGCAATTACTTGAGTTCATGTATCGCGGAAGCTGGATCGTGGGCCGCGCCTGCGACAGCGTCGCGCAGGACATGACCCGCGGCGGCGTCACGCTCCGGGGCCAGTTCAAGGAAGGGGCCCTGGATCGCACCACGCGGCTCGCCCGGCGCCTGAACATCTGGTCGGCGTTCGAGGATGCGGTGAAGTGGTCGCGCCTCTATGGCGGGTGCCTGCTCGTGCATCTCGTCGCCGATCAGGACATGCGCACGCCCCTCAACCCGCAGACGATCCGCAAGGGGCAGTATCGTGGCCTGATCGCCCTGGATCGGTGGATGGTGCAGCCGTCGTTCGGCGACATCGTCACCGAGCTCGGCCCGGACCTCGGCAAGCCGCGGTATTACCAATGCACCGCCAACGCGACCGCCCTGCAAGGCCAGATCATCCACCATTCCCGGGTGATCCGCATCGAGGGCGTCTCGCTGCCGTTCTGGCAGAGTCAGAGCGAAAATTTCTGGGGCATGTCGATCGTCGAGCGGATCTATGATCGCTTGCTCGCCTTCGACTCGACGACGCAGGGCACGGCGCAGCTCGTGTTCAAGGCGTATCTGCGGACGTACAAGGTCGAGAACCTTCGCGACATCTTGACCGGCCCACCCGAGGCGATGGAAGGCCTGTTGAAGGCCCTCGACGGCATCCGGCGGTTCCAGGCGAGCGAGGGAATGACCCTCATCGACAAGTCCGACGAGTTCGAGACCCATCAATACACCTTCGGCGGCCTGTCCGACGTGCTCGGCCGCTTTGCCGAACAGCTCTCGGGCGCCGTCGAGGTCCCGCTCGTCCGCCTGTTCGGCCAGTCACCCGGCGGGTTCTCGACCGGCGAGACCGACCTGCAGAACTATTACGACCTCGTTTTAAGTCAACAGAACGCCAAGCTGTATAATGGCGTCACTCAGACTTACGAACTATTGCATTACTCAGCGAACGACAACGCGGCTCCGGAAGACTTCTCGATTGAGTTCGAGTCGCTGTGGCAGATGTCCGAGAAGGAACGGGCCGAGGTCGGCTTGATCCGGACGCAGACGATCTTGCTGCCGTTCGAGGCCGGCGTGACGAACCGGGCGTCGGCCCTGCGCGAGCTCGCGAACGCCTCGGACAACACCGGCGTGTTCGGGTCGATCACGGATGCGGATGTCACCGCAGCCGTCAACGAACCGCCACCGCCCCAACTGCCGGATCCGCCCGCCCCCGGCGATGGGCCACCACCGCCCGGCCAGGTCGAGGATCCGCCGGCCGCGGTCCCGCAGCCGACCTTGCCGCACGCGTCACTGCCGAAGGCCGCATGACATGACCACGCCCCGCAAGCGTCCCGAGACCGTGAAGCCGGCCCGCGCCCGCGAGGCCCGGCCGAAGCCGCCGCGCACCGGGTCGGGCGTCAAGCCGCCCGCCGGCATGGTCACGGTCACGCGCACCGTCGGCGCGGCGGTCGAAAGCTACACCGGCACCGTCGCCGACCTGCGGCGCCTCGGCGTCGTGCCAGCGGCCAAGAGGGCGAAGTGATGGCCGCGTCTCACTACTGCCGCGACCATCAGCGGCGCATCGGTGCGGCCGTCATTCCGCGCACCTGCGCGCACTGCGGTCTCGGCCCCTGCCCGTTCATAGCCCCGAAGGAACCCGCCATGCCCCTCCCCGAAGATACCTTCACCGCCCCGCCGGTCCCGACGGCCGCGGAAGGCCTGCCGACTTCCCTGCCCGCTTCCGTCCCCGTCCCGGGCCATGGGGCGCGTCCGGACGTGCCGCCGGCACAAGCCCGCCTCGCGCGCCTCGAGGCTGCCTGTGACCGCTTCCTCGAAGAGTGCCGGGCCATCGGCGGCCGTGATGCGCGGATCGCCATCACGAACGCCGAGCAAGCGATGCTCTGGGCCCGCCGCGCGCTGAAGGTGACGTGACGGCGCGAGACTACGGCGCGCCGGACCTGTAGGCGGTCCAGGGGCGTTGTGCCCCTCGAACTGCCGCGCTCGCCTGAAAGGTCACGCCATGCGCCTCGCCCTGACTGCCGTCGCCCTGTGCTGCCTCGCCCTCCCCGCCTCGGCCCGGATGCATAGCCGGGACCTGATGGCGGATTTCGACTCCGCGTGGGCCCGGTGCCGCGAGCTCAAACAGCAGGGGCAGGATCGGAACCCCGCCTGTCAGCAGGTCAAGTCCGTCTCCCGGAAGCTTGAGGCCGACGGGATGCAGCTCGTTCCGAACCCGGACAGCCCGACCGGCATGAATTGGGAACCGCAGTGAACGCGCCACGCTATCGCTTCGACCCGACCTGTCCGGCCTGCTGCCGGCCGCGCGTCGCCACGGCCGCAGCCGCGGGGACCATTGCCGGCCTCGTCCCCACGTTTGACCGTGATCCAGGGACAAACCGTGCTAAGCGCCGTGCCTTCGCAAGATCAATGCGGATGGAGGAAGACTACGCAGTCAAACTACGCGCCTTAGCAAGGCATATCGCCTCAATCATCAGTGGTTTCGAGGTAAATGACTTGCCGGGCGCGACATGGTTGCGGACCGCGCTCGAACGCTATGCTTCGGCGTTGACTCCGTGGGCCGAAGCTGTAGCAAAGACAACTGTGACCGAGATCGCGGCGCGTGATGAACGCTCGTGGTTTCAGGTGGCATCGAAGATGGGCCGGGAACTCCGTGAGGAGCTTGCGGCGGCGCCGACCGGTCCCACTCTCCGATCCCTGATGGCCGATCAAGTCACGCTCATCAAAAGCTTGCCGCTCGAGGCGGCCGAACGCGTCCACCGTCTCGCCATCGAGGGCATCGAGACCGGCGGACGCGCATCATCGCTTGCCGCCGAGATCATGCGGACGGGCGAGGTGACGCTGTCTCGCGCCAACCTGATCGCCCGCACCGAGACCGGCCGCGTCTCGACGGTCCTGACGCAGGTCCGCGCGCAGCACATCGGCTCCCCGGGCTACAACTGGCGCACCGTCGGCGACAGCGACGTGCGGCCCTCGCACCGGGCGATGAACGGGAAGTTCGTGGCATGGGAGGCGCCGCCGACCCTCGACGGCCTCACCGGCCACGCGGGCGCGATCCCAAATTGCCGGTGTTTTTGTGAGCCAGTCATTCCGGATTTCTAATAATCCCGGATGCCAGAAAGCCGGAATTGCGGTACGAATACGGGATGGAACAGGCCCCGCATCCGAACGTCCGGCACGGTCACTGCGCCAACGGCAAGCGCTCTCCCGAGGCGATGGCGTGGCAGAACATGAAGGCTCGATGTCATAACCCGCGAAACCCGCGCTTCGCAGATTACGGTGGGCGAGGTGTCACGGTTGACCCGAGATGGCATGACTTCGCCGCGTTCCTGGCAGACATGGGTGAGCGGCCGAGTCCGGCGCACACCCTTGAACGGGTCCGCAACGCCGAGGGCTACGGTCCCGGAAATTGCGTTTGGGCGACGCAGGCCGAGCAGGCCGTGAACCGCCGGACCACGCGCCTGATCGACACTCCGGAAGGGGCCCGACCGTTGGCCGTCGTGGCGCGCGAGCACAACATGCCCGCGAACGTTCGGGTAAGCGTCTTTCGGGGTTGATCTGGGGTTAGAACGTCCCCGCCAGAAAATCGGCTTCCAAGGTTGATAGAGGTACGCCGAGCCCAACCTTTCGATACCTCGGGGCACCAGTCCCGAGGCCGTCTTGATCGGGGTACAGAAGTTCTTGCGAGAAGGCCCCGTGCTTCAGCAGCGCCTTCGCCCGCAACGTCTCCAGATCGTAGCCGACGCCCTGCATGTTCATCCGGCCGATCAGATTGTTCAGGCTCTCGACATAGGCGTTCGTGTACGGGTGGTCCCAGTAGTTCAAGATCCAGGGCCGCCAATTGTTGAGAGCGTCCCGTGCCGCTTTGAACGGCCGCACGAAGTCGAGCGGCAAGTCGCGTAGCCACTGGTCCATCCGCTCGTTCGCCTCGGCTTTCGAGGCCGCGTCGTAGATCTCGTAGTAGCTCTCCTTCCATTCGTAGGCGTCACGAAGGATGGGGAACTCCACGAAGAGCGCCAGCAACTGATTGCGGGGGTACGGCTTGAGCCCGCTCCACCGGCCGAGGAACAGCTTGCGCTTGTTCTTGAGCTTCACGCGGGCGTGTTTCGACACGTCGTTTTGGAAGAGCCGCCGGATCGCCTCGACACCTACGTTCGAAGTCCGTTGGACGTGGTACTTGTCGATCACCGTAACCGCGTTCGGAAACAGCCTCTTGGTGATCTCGCGATAATCCTTCCACATGTCCTGGCAGACGACCTCAACATTCTCTCTGCCGGGCATGGGGCCGAAGTAGCGATTGAGATCAAGCACGCGCCGGGACCGCTGCATATCCAGCATCGCACCGGCCTCAATGTCGCCGATAATGAACCGGGCCTTCTTCTGGATGTACTTCTCGTCCATGCCGAGCACGCGCGGCATTTTCGGCACGTAGCCCTTGAGCACACGAGTGGCGTGATCCTTGAAGATCCGCTCGACCTGCTTGGCGTCAACGCCGTTGACCTGCGCGGCCTGATTGAACGGCCACTCAATCGCGTCCTTCTGGATGCGCCGGAGTAGCTTCTTGGTCATATCGTGGCGGGTGTCGATGTCGGGCAGGCCCTCGTACATCGGCTTGCCGCACTCCTTGCACTTGAAGCGCTGGCGGTCGATCTCGATGAACACGGTCTGCCGCCGGTTCGGCTCGTCGCGGAAGCGCATGAGCTTCCGGCCGTTCTTGACGAAGTTGACCAGCAGGCAGCACTGCCGCTCAGGCGTAGAGCGCTTGCTCTTGGCCCGGATGATTAGGTCGTTGCCCTCTTCGTAGTCGGCGACGTGCTCCAGGTGCTTCAGGCGAAGCAGATCGCTCAAGGCCGCTCCCCCTCGGCGGCCCCTTTGCCCGGCTTCCGCTTCTCCGCCTTCGACAAGGCGGCCTCGACGGCATCGCGAATGAAAACGGCACGACGGAACTTGCCCGCAACCGCGTCAATGCGGTCGAGAACGCCCGCTTTGAAGCGGACCAACGTCTTGTCGTCGAGCTTATCTTTTGGCACGGCCACGGTTGTGACCGATATCGGTTTACGAGTCAAAACTGCCTCCAATGCGATATCGCTTGTTGACCCGTATCCGATGTCGGATTAGGTTGCAATGCGTTATCGGATTGAGGATCGAATGAGCACGTTCAGGCAGCGCCACAACGAGAAGGGATTGGGAACCACGTACCCGGCAGAATGGATCGTCGAAATGGAGGATGCGGATGCGTGGATAGCCAACCCAAAACACCGATGGGTCTATGACCGTCTGCTGGTTGCCGAAACTCAGACCTACGCTCACGCACCGCTCGGAGTTACGCCAAAGCGCTTCCCGGTGATCGTCAAGCCGATCACGAACCTGCACGGGATGGGGATCGGCGCCCGTTTCGTCAGCGATCCCGACAATCTCGACTATGCGCCCGGCATGATGTGGGCGGACCATCTTGAGGGCTCGCACGTCTCCACGGATGCATTGGTAGATCGCGGCCAGATCCTGTGGTCGGCGCAGGCAACGGGCGTCCCATCTGATCGGTTCGGGCGCTTTGATCTATGGGCGCTACATGACGCGCCAATCGAGCCAGAACTCACGATGGTGAGGGAATGGTGCCGGTCCCATCTTGGTGACTACGCAGGACCGCTGAACGTCGAGTCGATCGGCGGTTGCGTCATTGAAGCACACTTGCGGTTATCGACAGACTGGCAGCGCGCAGGTTGCTACGGTGACTATAACGGTAGCCCGCAAGCCGCTTATGGAATTCCACTATTCGGCAAGCTTCCACGAGGTAACGACCTGCCTGGGGCTTGGATAGACGAGCGACAGGAGGCGGATCGGCGGGCCTTTGCAGTCGTTCGGACAATCGCGTGCCAAGCGGAGTCTCTCTAATGAGGCATGACGACGGGAAGATCACCTGTGACTACTGCCATAACGACGTTACGGCCGCATACCTCATGTGCGACCGCATGGCTGGCGAGTGGTGTCGTGCCTGCTTTGCCGACTGCCCGCTGCCGTTAACATCGGTGACCTGCTGGGGTGAGGGGTGCCCGACCCTCTGTATGGAAGCAGGCGATGCGCCTCAGACAAACTCGAAAGGCCCGGCATGAGCAGGGATGTGGGCTACATTCGAGAGGAGCTTGAACGTTTGCGGGCTGAAAACGAACGGCTGCGTTTGGAGCTTGAAATTGCACAAGGTGCCAACAAGGCGTTGGAAGAGTTCGTCAAGGGCTACCGCATCCGCGGCAAAGAGCCAGTTTGGGTCGGCCTCTACCGAGAGCAATGCAATGGCGAGATGGGGGCTGATCAACCTCCAAAGCCACAATCGACCTGATGGGCGGCTATGGGCTCAGCAACCTCGAATGTCGCATACCC